TATTCCCAAGCGCTCTTCCCGCCTTGCATCAGGGCGTCAGTGAGGCTTTGGCCGATCTGGTCGGCGGTGCGGCGCCACTCTTGCTCGATGGTCTTGGTCTGCTCGATGCTGGCGCGCACGCTCTCGCGGTTGACGATGGCGGCGCGGATCTTCTTGGCGTATTCCTCATACTCGTAGCTGCCGGCCTTGATGCCGCGGGCTTCTGCCGCCAGCAGGGCGATGGTGACCTCGCGCTCGACGTTGCTCATCTGCAGCGCTTCGGTTTCGCGGTTGATGGCGTCGATGATGGATTGCGAGTTTTTCAGCCGCTCGGTGTCGATGATTTCCTGCGCGTCCTGGTCTTTGAAGGCGCTGCGGCGGGCCATGATTTCGCGGTCAGTCGCTTCCACGGTGGCCGTGGCCAGGGCCTTGCGGGCGTTGATGCGGTCGCGGATGGCTTGAGCCTGGGCCTTGAGGGAATCAAACTCCTTGGCGTCCAGGTTGCGGTCCAGCGCGCGGATGGCCTGGGTTTCGAGGATGACGGCTTGCTCTTCCTCGCGCGCGTTGATGATGTTTTGGAAGGCCTGCTTGCCCAGCACCACCTGCGCCACCTGGTCGGCCAGCGCCTGGGTTTCCTGCGCCATCTTGGCGGCGCTGGCGGTCAGGGTTTCGAGGTACTTCTCCCGGACCTTGACGGCTTCGGCGGTGGCTTTGGCTTCGCGGTCGATCTCGGCGGCGCCGCCTTTGGCGAAGCTGGCGCGGATGGCAGCGATGCGCTGCTCGATGGCGGCCTCGCCCACCTTGGCGGCCAAGCCTTGCTCACGCGCCTCAGCAATCGCTTTGGTCAAGCGCTGCTGCTCGGTGAGGTACTTGTTGGCTTCCTTGTCCCACTCGGCGCGAGACTGCACCACAGCCTGCTGTTCCTTCTGGATCCCCAGGGCGCGGCCTTGCAGGCGCAGTTGCTCTTGCAGCAGGCTTTCTTGCAGGCGCAGGGCGTCAATGGCCGGCTGATAGGCGGCTCGGTTGCCGGGCAGTGCGGTGGCTTGGTTGGCTGTGCGCCGGGCCAGCGTGGCCTGCACATTAGCCAGTTGTTCCTCGGGGCTGGTTTGCGTGGCGCGCCCCAGGCCCAGCATGAAGTCCCATGCGCCTTTGGCTGCGTCGCCCACCAGACGCCAGCTTTTCTCCAGCAACCCAAGGCGGCCTTCCAGCGTCTTGGTGCTTTCCTGCGTCTTGGCCAGCGCGGCGTTGGTGGCCACGGCGGTGGCTTCGGCGGTGCGGCCCTGAGACTCCAGGGCCTTGATCTGTTCGTACACCGACAGCGTGAGGAAACGGGTCTGCTCGTTGAGCTTCAGCGCGGCGGCCAGCGGTTTGTCGCCCAGTGCGGCAAAGCGCTTGGCGGTTTCTTCCGCGGCGGGGCCGCCGGCGCGCTCCAGTTCAATGGCGGCCAGCGTGACGCTTTCCAGCGCGCTGGCAGCGATGTTGCCATTGGCTGCCAGGCCGGCCAGCACTTCGGCAGCCCGGCCCTGCGTGCCGGCCACTTTGCCAATGCGCTCAGCCATCTGATCCAGCGCCCCAGCCGTGGTGCCTGCCGCGTTGCCGCTGAGCGTGAGCGCCTTGACGTAGGCGTCCATCTCGCGGGCGCCCATGAAAGCGGCGGCGCCGACTGCGGCGAATGCAGTGCCGGCCACCGTGAGCGGGTTGATGAGCGTGCGCAGGTAGCCGGTGACGCCCTGGATGGCCCGGCCGATGCCGCCGTAGGAATCCTTGATCTGGCCGCCCTGCTGGATGAAGACCATCCAGGCCGGCATGCCGCTGGCCAGGCTGGTGACCACATCGGTCATCTGCATGGCAAGCTGGCGGTTGGCCTGGCGCAGCAGGTTGGCCTCCACCCGGGCATCGCGCGTCATCTGCGTGTAGTTGCCCAGGGCCTGGCCCACGGTGGTCATGGTGCTCGCCACGCCCTGGGTGGCCTGGGCCACCTGGCGCAGGTCTGCCTGTACCTGGGCGGCACCCTGAACTGCGACCTTGATGCCGATGTCGTTGGTCATGCCGCGCGGCCCTCTCTGGCCTCACAGCCCACGGGGCGGGGCTGGCGGCTGACCGGCAGATTGCTGCGCAGCTTCGCGCTCGCGCCGGTCGGCCCACACTTCCAGCGTGGCGCGCTCGGCGGCCTGGATGCCGCGCCAGATGTCGCGCCGGGCATCAAGGCCGCCCTCGATGTCTTGCTCGTCCAGGTGGGCGCGCACGCCCGCGTAGTCCAGCCCTGTGGGGCCGGCCATGCCGACACGCCATTGTGTGTTGACGCCCTGCCAGCATTCCCATGCCTGCACGTTGTCAGGCCACAGGTATGCGGTGTGCTGCGGCTGGGTGTCAGTGTCGTCTGCCCCCAGGCCCAGGCCGGCCAGGGCAGCGCCCCAGGCAGTGCCGGCGTCAGGGAGCGAGGGGCGGTCATGGTTGCTGGTCTCGGCGATTTCGCGGGCCAGCGCGGCTAGTTTTTTTCCTTCGCGCCCACTTCGCTTAAGTAGGTGCGGAAGGCCACTACGCTGACGCCGGGAATGCGGCACAGCTCGCGGTAGGCGGCCTCAGAAAACGGCAGCGGCTTGTCTTCGGCGTCGCGTACGCCCTGCCAGTCTTCGATGACTTCGAGGAGGAAGTCCACCACGCTGGTGTCGTCGCTGCTCGGCCCGAGCTTGGCCTTGATCTGGTCTTGATCCAGGCGGGTGCAGGTGAGGGAAAAATCGAAGGGCTGGTCGCGGCCCTCTTCGTCTTTGATGGTGCCGCGCACCTTGAATTTCAGCTTGTTGCTGACGATGATCTTGATTGCCATGAGATGCCCGAAGTTGCAAACATCGCCCGAGGTGTGGGGGAGCGCGGCGGGCACGTTCGGGGCCGACGTGCCAGGCCAGCCGGGTAGGCTGAGCCCTGCCGCGCTGATGGGCCCAGGCGGGCCGCCACTGGCAGCCCGCCTGCGGTTTCAGCGCGCTCAGGCGTAGGTGATGAAGCGGCCCAGCAGCGTGATGGCCGCGTTGACCGTGTTGGCCTGGTTGCGGTTCAGCGCCGGGGCCTCAGACACGCTCATGTAGCCGTATCCGTAGCCGGCGGCGCCGCCAGAGAGCTGCAGCTTGAAGGCGCACTTGGTCAGGCCGCGGCTGATGTCCAGCATGGTCTGGTAGTTGGCCAGGGCCGGGTCGTGCCCCAATTGCATCGTCATGCTCATGGCGTTGAAGCCGGTGGGCACGTTGATGTCGTTGCGCTTGGCCAGCGGGCTCACCGTCGTGAAGCGCGCATCACCGCCGTTGGTGCTGATGGACAGCACCTGCGGCACCTCCACCCAAGAGCTGATCTTTTGCGCCGAGCCTACGCCGGCGCCGGCCGCGTAAAAGCTGGTGTTGGCGGCGTTCAGGCCCAGCAGGCTGAAGGTGTCAGCGCTGAGTTGGTCGGCCTTGAACACCGTGTCGGTGGCGTCCTCCCAGCCAGAGGTGAACAGCAGTTCGTCGTTGTCGGAGTAGCCGTGGGCCACGCTGGTGGCCACAGCCGGGTTGGCGTTGGTGACCGCGGTGATGGTCTTGGCGGCGGCAAAGGTGGTGCTGAAGTAAATCTTCGAGCCTTCGGGGAAGTAGTAAGCCATGATGGCGTCCTTTCAGTGAATCAGGGGGTGAGCGAGTGGTTGCGGGGTGTCAGAACGTGGCGGCGGCCACGCGCTGGCGGGCGGTGAAGACGAAGGTGGCGCAGACGGTGTTTTCACCATCGGCGTCGAAGTCATAGGACACAGACTGCGGCTGCAGGGCGATGACCGCGCCGCCCAGCGTGGGGTCGGCCATCAGCTTGGCGTAGACGGTGGACACCAGGGCGTCCACAGCCACGTCAGGCGCCTGGCCGGCAGTAGCGCGGGCGTAGCACTCCACGCCGATGCGCGTGTCCCACGTGATGGGGTGGCTGCTGAGCACCGAGGCCTCGAGCACCTGGCTGTCCACCGGGCGCACCACTACGGCGGTGCTGGTGCTGGACGACACCGGGCGCAGCCGCACGCGGCCGACGTTGGCCACCGCAGGCGCAGTGCCCAGGGCGGCCACGACGGCGGTGATGGCGGTGTCGATGATGCTCATGCGCGCTCCAGCATCAACACGCTGACGCCCGTGCCGTCAGGCTCGTGCGCCGTCACCGTGTAGGCCACGGCGTTGACGCTCACGGCCTGGCCCACAGGGTCAGCCGCCACGTCAGCGGTGCGCAGGCGCAGCGTGGGCTGCGTGCCGGCCATGCCGATGCCCACCGAGCTCAGCGCGAACCCGTTGTCGAACACCGCCTGCACGCTTTGGCCGGCCACCGTCACCGCCTGGCCCAGGGCCTGGAGGGTGACGGTGTTGCAGGTGTCCAGCGCGGTGGCGAAGGTCATGGCGGGCCGGGGTGGGCTTGCGGGGCTTCAGCGGGGCAGCGTCTGCGCGTCAGGTGGCCGCAGCCAGGTAGCAGCCCAGCTTCATCTGCACGGTGGCGCTGGGGTTCACGGCGCTGGACACGGCGATGCCCACGCACACCTGGCCGGCGCTGGTCTTGTTCACCACGGAGTTGGCGGCGTCCCAGAACAGGCGATCGCCCACGCTGATAGCCAGGGCGCTGGTCTTGTCGATTTCGACCACGCCTTCGGTGATGAATTCACCGGCAGAGCCGTTGGCCGTGGTGGCAAGCGCCACGCCGAAGAGGCCGGCGCCGAACATGAAGCCCTTGCCGGCCGTGACGTTGGCCGAAGGGGTGAGCGTGAGGGTGGCGCCCTCTTTGATGAAGTTGCGCATGGTGCGGGTTCCTTGTGATGCGTTGGGGGCTGGGGCGGGTTGATGCGGTGCCCCGGTGCCGGTGGTTCAAACCGGCGCCGGGGCGGTGGATCAGCCGGCGTTGGTGACGGCGCCGCGGTAGTCCACCCCGGCAATGCCGTAGTCCAGGCGCACCTTCCAGCGCGCGCCGTCCACGCTGAAGCCGTTTTCCAGCTCCAGGTACGGGGTGTCATTGCCGTCCAGGAAGGCCACTTCCAGCACCGGGGCCTCGGCAGCGGAAGCGAACAGGTACCGGCGCGTGCCGCTCAGGCGGGGCGTGTCCACGATGTCCGAGAACAGGCCGCGCACCTGGTTGGGGCGCTGCAGCTTGTTGGCGGTGTCGGGGTCGTACTGCGCGTCGTTGATGACGCGGGCGTTGCCACCCTGGCTGATGGGAACCACCAGCACGGCGGGGCGCAGGTCCAGGAAGTCGTTCCCACCCACGTCCAACTGGCTGGCCATGGCCACGCGGTCCAGGTCCAGCGCCGCCACGCTCAGGGCGGCGGTGGTGGTGATGTTGTTGTGGCTGGCGTGGAAGAGCGTCAGGCCATCGGCCAGCGTGGGGCCCAGGCCCGAGTTCGACTTCAGCACCGTGTAGACATCGGCCTCCACCGTGCGGCGCGCGGCGCGGCCCAAGCTGTTGGCCAGGCCGACGAAGGCGCCCAGGTCATCATTGACGATGGCCTGGCGGCTGAGGTTGATGATGTTGCCCTTGGTGGTGGCGGTGATGCTAGCCTTCTCGCCATCAGGAATGGACTTGTTGGCGAACTCGCCCAGCTCGTTGACGGTCTCCAGGTTGCCCAGGCTGCCGACGCGGTAGCGGTTGTGGGCGCGGAAGTCACTCACGGACCCCCGGGCGCAGAAGCGGCTCCAGGTGTCGGGCTGCAGGGCATAGGCCGTTTGCAGCGTCTTGTTCATGGTGTTTTCCAGCAGGATCGGGAAGTCGCTGGTGCCTTGCGTGAAGGCAGCGGCCACGATCTGCATCTTGTCCATGCCGTCCGTCTTGATACCGGCCGTCTT